CTCTTTAAGAAAGTCCCCCAGACCAGAAAAAACGTCCCCAATATCCTTCACAAATCCAAGAACGTCCTCCCAGATATCAGAAAGACTTTTTCCAAAATCTCCGATCACCGAAAATGCTTCGCCAAATCCATCCTTGAATCCGTCAATGAATCCCTGGATCATCTCAGGGATTGCCCCAACAAATGCGAAGACAGCAGAGACGGCCACTTTAGTCCAAAAAATGGGACTTGCAAGTTGAGTCGAAAGAGATATGGCCAACGACTCTACGATCAGAGGAATATTGTTAATAAAACCGTTAATGGCCTCAGAAAGGAAAACACCTCCGGCAAGTCGAGCAATGTTAATGATGATGTTTCCAATCAACTGTGGGATGCCTTGGATCGTATCAACAATGGCCTTTTGAAATTCTTCTGGAGTTTTCCCAAAAACATCGATGATCTGAGAAACAACGCCACCAATCGCCTCACCCAATGGGCCAAACGCTGCCCCAATACCAGTCGCAAGCGATTGTAAAAATGATTTACTTCCCTTTTGGAGCGCAGAAGTAAAACCCAAGGCCGCTCCTGTAAGCTCAAACGACTCCTTGATCTGCACTTCCAATTCTTTAGGATCGATTTTGATATTGTTAAGCTCATCCTCGGCATTGTCGGCAGCTTCCCCGAATAGATCCCCTATGAAATCAGTTGTTGCACTAAATGCAGTTCTTGCCCCATCGGCAACACTTGAGAAGAAACCGGAGACTCCAGAGCTATCCAAGGCATCGCCTATCGAGCTAAGAGCATCTTTTATCGGATCAAAGGTGCCTTCTGGAATGTTTTTGAAAACAGAAAAAGGATTTTTAAAGGCATTATCAAAGGCAGTTTTTACAATGGTAAAATCAACCTTAGACAGAGCATCAACAAAACCTAGATCTTTAGGCGCTTTAGAAAATGATGCCAGTAAATCGGCCTGAGCTTTGGCGACCTCTTCAATGGCCCCTGTCCCACTAGTTTGAATAGTGTCGGCCACTTGCCCGAAAAGTCTTTGATAAGATGATATCGAGTCGGCGCTTTCCTCCGCAGAGTCTTTACTGATTTGGCCAAATGCTCTGACCTCATTTGCTAACGAAAGTATTTCTCCAGAAACGCCGCCTATCGCTTCCGAGTTTCCTTCTGCAAATGCTTTGGCGTCCTCATTAGCGGATTCTATTTCCTTTGAAAAGATACGGATCGAAACCGACGCCTGATCAAGAGCTTCGGTTAATGCATTATCTCCAAATGCTCCAAAAATATTTGAAAAAGTGTCGGAAATATTTGATAGGCCATTAAGAAAAAAGGTGAAAAATACCTCTGCTTGACTTTGCAATGCCCCCAAGAAATTACCGCTCCCTATCGCTGAGAAAAGAGAAGTAAAAGCATTTGACACAAGGGCCACTTGCTCGATTACATTTGCAAAAATATCAGAAAGAACGCCAAAAGAACTGTTTACAACAAAGCGGATCCCATCAAATGATCCCGCAAGAATCCCCAAGGCCTTTACAAGAGATCCAATTGCATTAATTGAAAAGTTAATCCCTCTCACTACAAGAGAAATTATCTCTTCCCTATTCTCCTTTACAACCGTCCCCAGATCCTCAAAAATTCCCTTTGTTTCGTTTACTGCCGAAATCACCGCAGGATTTTTAGTTATGAGAAATCCAACCTCTTCGAGAAGATCACCGAAAGCATTTTGAGTTGAGGTCAACGCTCCTCGGAAAGTGTTGAGCTGCCCCTTAGCGGCCCCTTCAAAAAGATTCGCTACAAGCTTGATCCCTTCTCCCGCTTGCAATTGCTCTTTAGTGAGAGATCGAATGGCCGGGACGACTCGAGCAAATGTCCCTGGCGCTCCTGATAAAGTTTGAATCAATCCCTCAACCGAAGTCCGAAAGTCCCTTCCGGTGGCGGCAGAAGCATCGGCGGCGGCCGTAATCAGCTCTTTAGTTTGATCGTTAGCGACTCCCAGACTCTTAGCAAATGCAATCATCTGGAGAGTTGATTCGTCCCCAAATGTGGATACCTGCTGCAACTCAGATGCAAAATTCTGGAAGTCTTCAGACGCTTGAACGGAAAACTCACCTGCTCCCTTGAGGGCCACATTTAGGGCATTGATAGCATCTTCTTGAGTGTTTGCGGCAGAGATTACCTTGCCCGCTGCGAAGGCAGAAACAAAGGCAGTGGCAGCTCCCTGTAAAGAAAAGACCGACGAGGTTAGACCTTTAAAAGAGCTACCAATGCCGCTTAGAATTCCAGTGAATCCCTTGAATGTTTTTTGAGTTTTGGAAGCTGTCGTATTCACCTTTTTTAGGTTTTCGTCAGTTCCTTTAGTCGTCTTTTCTGTTTGCTTAATGGAGGCAGTGACATTTTTAAGCGAGTCTTTTGCGACTTCAAGGCCATCAATTTTAAGTGAAATTTTGACTTCATTTGCCATCATCGCTTCCTTTGCTTGGCCTTCATTTCTGCCACCTCGAGATCATGAAAGGCCTTTTGAACAATGCTAAAGGCCTCTACCTCCCACGTTTCCAGTTCATCGACGCTTTTAAAATATCCAAGTTTTGCAAGCATCTGATCATTACAATATCGCTCAACAATAAATAGCCAAGGGTTAAGAGATTTATGGCCCTTATAGACCGCCCGTGCAGCATCTTTTATCCCTTGCCTTGCAAGTTTCCCAAGGAGATTCCCTGCAAAAGGATCTTCCCAATGGCCCCAATCAATATTGGATACTCTGCAAAAGATTCTAAATCTTCCAATCGACTAAATTGATAAGACCCTTTTTCTACCATGAGATTAACGGCCTTCACTTTTGCCGAAGCAAGCTCGATGATTTTATCTAGTTCATCAATCGCTTGATCCTCTGTGATCGTGATTTGATCGCTTCCAACCGTTGTCTTAAACTGCTTGATTAACTTAATCCTTTCCTTATAAGAAGGGATTTCAACCTCAATAAAGCCATCAAAAACATGAAGGGCCTCAATGTCCGAGTCTTTAGGCCTAAATTTATGAATCATTTTCACTCCTAAGAAAAAGGGGGCCGGAAATAAGTGGATGCTTTGTCCCTGGCCCCCATATGTGTCCCGAAGGACTATAGAAAATTAATGTAAAACTCTCCAAGGCCATCGGCCACGAAACACTGCAAGCTCATTTCGAGAGTCACGATCCCATCTCCGTCTCCGAGTGCAAAAGAAGAGATCTTACAGGTAGGAGAAAAGAAGTTAACGGCCTTTCCAGGCACCCAATTCCCACCAGATTTTACACCTGCATTGTAGCAGAATTGGATTTCGTCGTTGTTACGATAGCGCTTAAACTCCTCTGCTTGCCCTTGCTCAAGGTAAGCGACGACATCGATATTGACTGTTCTCCCAGTGAATTGAGATCCTGATTTTCCAGACTCGGAGCAAACGTCAGTAATGTCGGTTTTGGTATTTGAGAGAGCAATCGAAACGCTTTGAGCGCCGAAGCAAGTGATCTCGTCGGCCTCACCGATTAAGATCGTATTGCTCTTAGCAATCAAAGGGTCGTTATCGTCATACTCTGGAGTGTAAGCTGCGCTCCAGTCCTGAGCATCGTCAGAAGTATAAGTCAAAGATCCGGTATCATCTGCTGCAACGGAGAATCCGAGAGTGGCCCCAATGCTATTCGCAGTGTTGGTTCCAGTATTCCACAACAGTGATAAAGTGGCGCCATCTGAAGCGATTGTAAATTTTCGAGCGGCATCATCATAGGTCACGGTGATAGTGTCAAGTGTGGCACCGTTCATGGCCGTCTCAATGGCAGCGGCCAACTCGTAGGGATCCTTGTAAGTCTTCTCTGCTACGGAAACATTTTCTTCCCCACCGGCATCATCAAAGTCGATGAATTTGTTGGTGGCAGAGATTGTGATGGGATCGAAGAAATACTTAATCCCTGAGAGGGTAAAAGATCCATTGATGAAATCACCAGCAGTGATATCAATGGTCATATCAGTGACTCGGGTTCCGGCCATCAACTCAGTGGCCCCACCGTTTGCTCTATAAGTCCACAGGTCAAGCGTGGGATGCCCAGAATTTGCAACGGCATAATTTACGCATTTACCAACATTGATGCCCGCTGCGGGAGCATTCGCAATATTTTGCGCCAGAGTCAAACTATCGGTGGAAACGGAAAGCACGTTTCTGATTGAATAACCATTTGTAGCGTCTTTTACAAGAACGGCCTTTCCTCTTTCAAAGTCAGTCCCGCCAGCAGTAAGCTCGATCACGCTTGTGGTAGATCCAGCGTCGGTTGTTCTCTCGGTAGCATTGACCGATTTCGCTCCCAAAGCAGCTTCCAAAAGATGCTTAAAGTTTGGTTCTTGTCCCTCAACTCCACTATGCCGGACATAGTGAGAAACCGATGCGGTTGGTTCTTCAAATCCAAGAGCTGATTTAGGCGTCCCGATTGAAGATTGAAGCTCAGTGTTTGTCAACTCAGTGAATGAGGGACTTACTGAAAAACCTTCTTGGAATGCCACAAAGTCGGTGGCGGCAGAGGGGGCCACTGGGGTTCCCTCAGTTGTCTCTTTTACAAGAGCGAAAACAGTGTTCTTAGTTGAGAGTTTGACCATTTGGCCCTCCTTAAATATTCTCGTGATATTCGATCTGAAACACAGATTCGATCATTACAAAATTTTTCTGAGCGCCAAGGATCCTTTCGACGCCGTTATCAGAAACAAAACTTCTTTTAGGACATATATTATCAAGTTCTTCATTGAGTTGAAAATTGCTTAACAGAGAAAACTGATCTTCAAACAGTGCTTTTTCTGCTGCTTGGATCTTGTCCAGATCCCTGTGAGTGGCATAAATCGCTTTAGTTAACGTGATCGATACTTGCCTTTGGGTTGTTACCTGATTGCAAACCGTCCTGCTTGTATTAAGACTTGGCCCAAAATGAATTGCATAACCATTTTCAAGGAATCGCTCGTCGTTATTTTCGATTAGCATTGTATCCGGCAAGCTGTATCGAGTAGGGAAGAGCGTCTCGACAATTGTGATGAATTCATCATAAATGGTTGTGATCTTGCTCATCGGGTTAAGCTCCTGACGGTTCCCGTAGTCTCTCTCCTATCCAATCGAGCATCATCATTCATATCGAAGGAATATCTTTCCAGCTTGAGCGTTTCCTTATACATCTTCTGGGCGTTCTTATACTTTTCGGAATAATCCCCTCCCAGGTTGTAGTAGATCATCTCAAGCGTTTTCCAGTCTGTCGGGAGGGAGACGTCTTGCAAAAGGAGGATCTGTCCGTGATCCCTCACTAGGCCCCTGCCTTGGAGATCTCTCACAACGTGCATCGAGGCAGTCATTATTTGATCATTCCAATCGGTCTTCCCTGTCTCAAAAGTATCAAGGAAATTATTGATAGTTGTATCAAGCTCATTGAGCTGCTGCGATTGAGTAAATGCATAGGCGATTCTCTTTACCTTTGTTAACGCATTAAGGTCTTGAGAATAGCTCAATCGCAGCCAGTAAAGATTGTAAACGCTTAGATATTGCAATTCTGTGGGACCAGAAGTATCTGAGGGATCGCCAACGTAATACCAGCCATATTCGTCGTTTGTGGAAAACTGGACGACTCCAGACCTTGCCAGAGGAACGCCGGAAACCTTAGTGCCATCAAGAATATCAACCGCATTTCTCCACTGCTGCCCGTCCCAATATTCAATCGAAAGATTTGCGGCCTCATCATTTGCAGTGCCAAGCTGGAGAAAGAAATTGTTGAAGGGATAATACTTACCTATGTAAATGTAATCCTCTCCCGCTACAAGATCGAAGGAAAGATTTGTCCCCTCGTCCTGATTTTCCAAACTGACATCGCTTAAAGTGCCATTGTCAGAATCGAAAATTCTCATATACTGATAAAGCATCATTTGTTTTTCTTCCCTTTCCCGTTGCCTTTCTTTTTGCCAAGAGAAGCATTGCAAATAGCATAGGCGCTGCTTTTGGTTTTACCAGTGTTCATCACTTTCTTAACGCATTTATCAAGTTTCTCCGGCATATTTATCTCTGTCTTTTCGATAGTGTTGACCGATAATCGCCAGTGGAAACCGCTGCATTTCCAATCATATTCACATATTGTTGAATGAAAACGATATAGGAGGTAAGCAGTTCTTTTGAGTATTCCATACAACCAAGATTATCGCCTGCTGATACACCTGAGAGCTGAGTTGATATGCCGTTATCGTTGTATAGCTCAAGAATGTCTTTTGCTTCCTTGTATTGAGCAAGAGCTATTTCTGATAGAGATTTCAATCGATCACCGATTGACTCAACCGATGTGCTAAGCTCTCCGACTGCTGCGTCGTTTCCGTAGATAATATTTTGGATTGTTTTATTGTAGTCGGATTGAGTTACAGCAGAATTCCCAAAAAAGTTTGTGAGCTGCTCGCAAAGAGTAATCCCTGCCAGATACTCTGCTTTTGTCAGCTTGCTATTCACAGTCACAGGATCGGTCGAATTAGTTACAGCAGAAATGGTCGTGTTAGCGTCCGACTTCCAATGGGCATCATAAACATCCTGCGACTCTATCCAGAGATATTCCATATTCAAAAAGAGATTTCTTATCTTGTCGTCGATCACTTTCAAGTAGTTCATTTTTAATCCTTCAATATGTTTGCAATTCCTGCCCTAAAACGCTTGTTTCCGTCTTCGTGTCTCGCCTGTATTACCACTGAGCTTTCAAACCTCATCGGAACTTTAAAGCAAATCCTTAAACTTTTATGGTGCATAGCAAGACCACAAAAGTCGGTATATGTTCCAATGTCTTGAATGTCCAAAATGTTATTGTCTTTCAAATCTCCAAGTTTAATCCCATTGACTCCGAGGAGAATTTGTTCTCCGTCAACAGAAACGCTAACCCATGTTTTGTCTTCATCTTCAAAATTTGCATGGAAACCAAAAAAAAGACCGCTTCCAGAATAGGAATAGATATTTGTAAATGAAGAGGGGAGTATGGAGTTTCTCGAAATCCCTCCCGTGGAAGCGTTCATCTCTTCAAACTTCAAGTCGCTTACATATGACTGTGGAGGGATAATAGCATCAACCTTAAGGCGATTCTCGTCGGTAACATCGGCAGCATTAACACCAAGCAATCCCTTGATCGAGATCTCAGTGATGTCAAAATCATTGGTAGCATTGGAATCGAAAATACCTGCCATTACTTCACCTCTGCCTTGCTTGGAGGAGTGACCTTTGGGCCTTTAAGCTTTTCCTTGTGATCATTGATCACTTTGGCAAATAGTCTCAAATCATCGGTCATTGTTACCGCTTGCCCTGCCTTCAAATTGAAATCGGCCTTGTTAAACCATGCCAAAATCTTTTCACAAACTTCAATTTCTTTTTCGTTCATAAACACAAAAAGGGGAGAGTTGCCCCTCCCCTCCCTTAAATATTAAGCAAGCTGCATTACTCTTACATCTTGTCCAGCGGCGGTGCTGATCGCATAAAGATCGACAGCTTCCCCAAGCTCTAAAGATAGTGTCCCACCTTTGGAGATTTCGATCCCGCTCGCGGTAGTTACAGCAGCAGGGCCAACAAAAATGGATTTATCACCGCTATTTTGTACCATTAAGCGGGTTCTCCCTGCGAGAGCGGTAGCGACTACAGCGGCAGTCGTTCCGATTGTTGTTGCCTCTGAAGCAACGGCGATATTAGGAGCATCGTTAATCAACACTCTTCGATAAAGATCAGAAGCGAGAGAAGCGGCGTCTCCAGCGTCAACCGCAGCCCAAACTGAAGCTTGGTCAAAAGCGGCCGATCCAACGTGAAGAGGATTCTTTGTGAGAGCAGCGCCGTCGGCATCTGAAGTGAATTGGACGTTGATCGATCCGTCAGCATTCACTGCAAGAAAATCAGTTCCGTCTCCAACCTTAATACTGTCAGAAACATGAGTGAGATCACGAATATCAAGATCTGTTGCAGTCACAACGGAGTTGATTGATCCGTCGGCGTTGATTTCTAGAGTATCAGCGCCATCGTCAATCTGCACTGACCAGGTACCGGACTGAACGGCCGCGACAGAATCGCTCGCACTATCGAGATCTCTGATATCGAGATCGGTGGCCGTTACGGTTATCGAAGCATTTCGGAGATTGACATCAAGTGCATACTCTCCAGAAAACTCTGTCTCATGAATGACATTGTTTCCAACGCCAACAATGTAAGATCCAACTAAAGGGCTATCAGTGATAGCGGTGGGATCTGCCAACAATCTTTCTAAGCTCAAATTCATACTTTCCCCCTCAGAAAAGCTCTAAGATTTCGACCGTCACTCCCACAGTCGGTGATTGATAGTAAAGGGTTTTGCCAGAGAATTGAAGATCATCTAATACCAAAGTGCAACCTGGAGGTATTGTGACGAACTTGGTATCTGATTCGTTTACAGTAAAAGAGATTTTCAAAGCGGCCTTCTCCCTTACCCTAATCATAATCTTTTTCAATCCCGCAGACAATGCGAGACTCTGCTCCGTGTCTGCTAATGCGATCTGCGGATTTGAGATTTTCTGACTTGTCGCCCCTGATATCGCTATCTCACCAGGTTTAAAAGAAGGTTGAGGATTCGGCATTATGCAAGCTCCATGATCTTTAGTTGAGCGCTTTCCCCAGAAGGACAAATTGCATAAATCTCAATATCGTCTTTTATGTCCAGAGAGAAATAGCTACCAGGATCAATCTCCCAACCCGAAGTGGTTCCGTCAACCGAAGACGCTGCCACTGAATTTGATGGGCCTATGTAGACAATCGTCGTAGTTGATTTATTATAGATTGACATACTATTTCTATCGGTCAATGCCGTTGCCGGAATCACGATTGCAGTATCGCTGACAGTGATCGTGGTAATCTTCATTTCCTTGGATAGGCCAGAAGGAGAAAAAGATCCTGTGATTGCATCGAGAATATTTACTGCGAGATAGTATCCGGTCTTGTCGCCAGGGACGATGAATCGTCCGGCCTTCCGAATGACATCAAGACCGTGGTCTTGGATTTGAGTTGTTTCGTCTAGGACTGTCATCATTGCCTCAGTTAAAAATTATATTGGCAATAAAGGGGCCTCTTTCAAGGCCCCCCGTTATTCAATCTTAGGAGTGAATTAAGATTGAAACCCACGGACGAAAACTCGGAAAACGCCCGCAGTTACAGCAGCAGTTCCGATCGTCACTAAAACGCCATCCTCATCGGGATCAACGATATGAACGCCGTCAGAGATTAAAGCGCCTCCACCCTTTAAAGCAGTCCCAGCATCGGGAGTGCCAAAAAAGTCAGCGAAATAACCGTCGGCGTCTCCTGTGGCATCTTCCCCAATCACGATTGTGGGAGTCCCAGCAGAGGTGATCGTTGTATCAATCACGACGTATGCTTCGGTCACGATGAAATTATCAGGGAGATTTCCAAGGGCAACTGTCCCGATTGCGCCACCGTTAACGTCAAAGTCATATTTGAATTCGAGGGTTTTTAGTTCCCCTGTCCAGATTTTAGCTGTCATTCTTTTTTCTCCTGCCTCTCCTCACAGGAGCGGCATTCTCAGGTTTTGAAATCAATTTTTTTGCGGCATCTGATAAAGGCGGCATTGTTTTTGCGACGAGAGCATCATTGTCATGGATAGTGAAAATGATATACCAATCGCCATTAGAAATCCTCAAGGTCTGCTTGTGTTCGACCTTGAATGGTAGCGATCTAATCTGCTCGAAAAGCTCCTGCAAACTAGGCCCATGGACTTCTCCAAATGTCGTTCCTTTACCAAATGCCATAAAATTCCTTATTAACCGCTGATCTTAACGATGCGCTTATTGTCCATGAGCTTGTATCCCACGACCATATCAGCAGACATCACATAACCATATTTCCCTTGGGCATGAAGATTGGAGATCTGAATTCTGATCCCTTGTTGCATAACCAAGCTTAAGGCGCTGCGATGAACTGCGAAGGAAGTGTCATTTGCAAGCACGTTTGATTCACCGATTGGGAAGCCATAAAGAGGTTCGGTGAGGAAATTAGTTGACGTTGGAGATCCCGCAGGGACATAATCACGACTTGCTATCGTGGTATTTGTGATCAAATCACCGTAGTAAGACGGAGATCCAATCCAATAACGATCAACCATGGGAACATCTGCCTTACTTAAAAGAGTCCTAGCATTTGCCAAATCGGCGGCCGCCATCAACCCTGGAGTGGCAGGAGCGATATCATGATCTGGAGTGCCATCGATGGGGACAAGAATCCCAATCAAAAGTTGCTCAAGTTTCAATTGAAGAGAATAAATCAAAGCTGCTTGAGCTTCTGCCTCAAATGCCATGGACTGCAATTTTGCCAAATCAGAAAACTGATAGGCAGCAGAGATTCGCTTGTCAGCGACGATATCGATCTGAGTTGATTCCAACAGAGAAGTCGAATAGGTGTCCTTGTCGCTTGTCAAAACCTCAGCAGCAGGGGCATTGATTTGATTCACATGCACCTTATCGCCCAGATTATTGAGATCTCCCTCATAATCACGGTTAAAGATAGAGCCGAAGACGAGTGATTTTCTCAACTCGGGATACATTTTAGCAGACCAAATTTCGGGGATAAAATTGGCGAGTTCTGTCGCGCCGTTAACAACGTCAGTCATAATGACTCCAAAAATAAAAGTTATTAAAATTTTCTCTTATTTTCCGAGTCCTCTGGTACTACGGAAGCGCTCCCTCTGGTGAGCTTATTTGGTTCGAGAGATCCCAAGGGTAGCGTAAAGCTCCGGCTCACGCTTCAATTGCTCCTCTCTTGGTAGAGCTTTCCACTCCTGCATGGTGAGGCGGCCACCTCCTCCTTGCGGGGCATCGTGACTGACTCCAGGCTTTCCTTTTCCGAAAAGAGGAGGAAATTTTTCATACAGAGATTTGGCCACTTCTTCTGTACCAGTCACAACTCTACTTTCATCATCGTAATGCAGAGAATTGAGATCGGCAAGCTTGATCATCTCTGCCGCATACTGTGGATTCAATCCCATCTTTAAAAGCTCTGCTTTTACTGCACTTGCTTTCGTAGCGGTGACAATCCGCTGCTCAGTCTGCTCGTATTTTTGCTTCCACTCGTCGGCCTCTTTCTTTTTGATCTCGGCCACTTCCTGATATTTCTTCTGATTTATCAGTTCTAGTTCCTCTTTTTCCTTGAGCTTCGCTTTGATTATCGCATTCTCCTCTTCCAGCGTACGGCTTTTTGACTGCCAGTTCTGCTTTTCCTTGAGCAGTTTTTGGATATGGTCGGAAGGATTTGGGGCCTCTTGATTCTCTTGGCCCTGATTCTCTGGTGCTTTTACTTCGTCGTTCATATTCACTCCTTAGAAATTGAAGCGCTCAATCGCTTCGTTAATGAGTTTTTGATATTCATCGGTTAAGATCCTGATCTCACCGTCCGTAAAATTAAAGAAGTCCCTGCCTTGCTCTTGGACATATTTGGCCACTTGGGCATTTGTCACCCTTGCTCTGTTTGGAATGATCTTTCCATTTTTCAACCTGATCCCCTTCCTTACTGTATCAGGGATAAAAAGCTCAACCTTGCCACTA